CGATGGTTTACTTAAAGAAACAGAGGTTAATTCAGAGACTCTAGAAGTTCTCTTGAATCGTTTGGAAGCATTACGTGGCCAACATCATGCTATTTCGGTTGTTGTTACTGCTTCACAAAAAGTCTGAAACACCATTTCTGGTCTGTCTTTTGATCATTTTAGTATGTCATTGACTGCCAATGAGTGGGAAATCATGACTCAAAACAGCAATGCCATCAAGCTTAAATTTGCTGAAGATTTCCGTAGGTTAGCATCTGAAGAGTATTTGATGGACACATCTAAGAGGAAACGTCTCTTAGACAAAAAGGAACTAGACAAACAGATACGTGAAATGCGTCACCCTTTAGTCTTGATTTCTAAATTATCTAGAGACGACTTTTCGATTAAGCTTCAGCAAGGTTTAATTGAAGTCGATCCGAGCAATTTTGGTTCTCCTCAAAGTAGATTTTCTTTGAAACAGAAATTGGCTAAGTTAAAGGTACGTGTACTTGAAGCTTATAGGAAGGATTCGGGGTCATTTGACGTCCCCAAGTTCGCACGAGAGATGAAATAGCAGAACGCTGGGTTCGTTATTTCCTACGACCGGCAAGAAAATTTGATGATTCACGTCGTTCCGCTGTTCACAAATTTTTCTTGAACCAATCAGAACTCATTAGTAATCAAAAGATTATGCGCAGAAGTGGGTTAGGTCATCTCAAAGCAGTTAATTCGAAAGGTTTCCAATCTGAAGAATTCGCTATTAGAGTGCATAAAGCGCCTTATAGTTGTGCTCCGGTTCGTAAAATTTTGGACAAAAAGACTGATCCTCTTGGTCCTTTTGATTCAGGAGGGGTTTTAGCTTCGTATTTAGGTCACATTAAGGTGAGATATTACAAGGGTAATACCATTATAGATCATTTTAATGAATTTAATACTTGTGCCTGACTCCTAGGTTTGATACCTGCTAATGTACGGAAAAAATTAGAGCACCTTGATAAGTTACATTGTGTCAATGCTAGTTATTCTTTGACTATGTCTAATATTTCTCGCTATGGTAAGTATCATCCTAAATTTAAGGGGAGGATTGATAGTAAGTTATTAGAATTTTCATCTTCACTCAAACGTCTGAATTTACCTTGTAATGTTCCAGCTGCCACTCATTATGACATTCAAGACGCTAAAATTGTGCCTGATACTCACCCTGGTATCATTACTAGGAAATTGTTTCAGGCACATTATAAAAAGAAAATGAGCATCACTAAAGCTAATATTGCTCATGTTATGATAAGTTCCCTTATTAAAAATTGATGAAGAATTA